TTCAACGCTCTGATATTTCTTTTTTAGTCCTTTAGCATAATTCAAAGCAGCTTTTTCTCTTCTCTCTGCTTCTTTAGCTTGAAAAACTAATTCGTTGATTCTTTTTTGATAATTAGATTGTTTATCTTTTAAATTATCAGGTTTAGTTTCAACTTTATTTTCCTCCACTTCAACTTCAGTTTGTGGCTCTTCCTTTTTTTCTTCAGGCTCAGCTTCAACTTTTGTTTCTTGTATTGGATTTGTGTATCCTAAATCTACATCTTCTTTTTTAGAAAACGCTTCATCAGGTTCTATTGGTTTATCAACATTAATGATTTCCTCATTAACACCATCAGTGTCGATATCAACCTCTTGTTGAGGTTTGTTCTCTTCTGCCATTTTACCCTCCTAGTAATGGTGCAAAATATCGGCAGGATTAGATATGGTAGCGATGATTTCATCATCGTTTAAGATCCGCACTTCTCCCCCGTCTATTTTGAATCGAGAGCCTGCGTATCTTCCGAAGATTACCCAATCTTTTTCAGCGCACCATTTACCTAAAGGAAATTTTTCTTTGTCTCTATAACAAAGATTTCCTTGCTTAAGCACAAGGCCAACAACTGTTGTTAGCTGTATTGTTTCTTGGGTTTGTTCACTTAGATATAAACCACCTTTTGTTTTAGTAGGACCTGAATACGGAAGAATTAACATTCTATAACCCGTAGGCGTTGGTAACCTATCTAAAAGTGATTCATCTATTGATTTAGCGTCTAAGACTTTTTTGACTTCAGCTTCATCTTTGTAAGCTTTTTCCAATGTCTCAGTCCGTTTCGGTTGCTCCGTGGACTCTGTCATTTTTATTGCTCCTGTTTTTTTAACAAGTCTATAATGTCTTGTTGCAAGTCATCAAGTGACTTGATTTGTCCTCTAATATAGTGAAGGTCATTAGTGTTGTCAACATCTCTGACCAAAGTTTCTTTTAATCTCTCTTTTCGTCTATGTATTAGACTTTTTATAACATCATGAGATGTTGTATCAATTGCCATTTTTCTCCATAAGTAACTTTAATCGACCTGATTCTGCTACTTCAAATTTAAATTCTTTCATAACATCTTTGATTAAATCCATCTTGTAAGTAATCCAATCATCAAAAACGATTCTGCACCTAGGTGCAGCTCTATTTGCAAACCAAACAGCTTCAGTTAAAACATCTCTTGTTGTGTGTGGTCCATCAAGCATAACAAAAGCAAATTTAGAATTAACATAAGCACGATGATTCATAAAATCAGTATCAGTGATATTTTGAAAACAAAATTTACCCGAATCTAAATATGGTTTAAAATCTTTTAACATTTCATCTCTCATGCTATTTGGATAAGTAGGTGAAATGCCGTCTTTATGACTTATGCCGCTGTCTGAATCGAAATGTTCATATTTTATATCACCGTAGGGATCTACGCCAATATGTAAAAAATTATTTTTGAGATTGTCCATTGCAATCTTAGAGCTCTTACCTTTTCTAACTCCTATCTCGCAAGAATAGTATCCTTGACAGTCAAAATCTTTTGTCCACTTTTCAAATAAATCGTATTCTTCTGAATCACCTTCTATCATAAGAAGTCTTTAACATTTACAAAAGCAAAAGCAACCTATTTCTTACCGCCACGGAAGATTTGTGTACCCTTTATACCAAAAATACTCGCAACTACAAGGATCCATAAATTTGTGAACCATTTCGGAAGGTCCTGGAAATACTCAAAAAATAATTTTACCTTCTCCATCGCAGTTGGGTCATCTGACATCACTGCCCACATTAAAACTATTATTGGGGCTGAGATGATTACAAGTACAAACTCGTCCTTATAATCGTTTTGTCTCGCTTCAAGTAATTTACCTTGGTAAGCTTCCTCACCCCGAGCCATTTTCTCCGCATGCATGAGCTGGGCATCAGACATTGCCATCTTAGTCTTCTGCTTATTTGCGTAAATCTTACTTCCTGCTTGTAAAGCAATTTTTGCTAAACTAAACCACGCCATTTAATACCCTTTCTAATTTTTTATACTTCTCTCTATCGTTAGCATCTTCACAATACTTTTTCAATACCTCGTCTATCTTTCGTTTTCTTCTATCACAAAGATAATTATATATTTTAAAATAAATATTGACTGCGGACTTACCTCTTACTCTCCATCTCCAACTATCTAAGTGATGTTTTTGTCTTGGTTTTATAAAAACGACAGATCCTGTATTAAAAAATTTATATATATTATCAATTACATCTTTGTCTGTCATTTCAACAGAAATTGCAGGAATAGAATAATTTTTTTTAGTTTTTTCGTATGAAATATATCCTTCGCCATCTATTATACCAGCAAAGTACGCCTCTTGATTAGATTCTTTTTGATCTTTTCTTTGTGGAAACTTTAATACCTTGAGGGTTAGGTCCTCTTTTAGGTGGGGGTCCAAATCTTTTACCACCACTAAGACCTTTTCTTTTTTCTCGATTTTTTTTCGACATTTTTAATCTTACCTTTGTTTTTAGATGCGTAAAATACTTGTTCACCTTTTTTTGATCCATATTGACCTTTCATGGATTTCATTATTTCTTTGCCTTTTTTGTTTAATGGCATATTTTAGTCCTTCAAATCTGGAAACTCTTTCAATTCCTTGTTAACAGTTTTTGCAGCCTCTTTATGAGCTGATGAACTACTTAAACCTGCAGCTCTATTTTCGTTATATTCTTTTTTTAACATTTTATTAAATTTTTTAGTTGCACCCTTAACTATTGGATCACCTAATTTAAACGCAACTCCTAAAAAATATCTAGCTGGCATTATTTTTCTAATTTCCTTTCTGCAATATCTAATCTTTTGTCAGACTGCTCATCTTGTTGAGCTAATCTATCATATTCTAAATTTAATTTGTTAGCTTGTCTTTGATTTTCCATTTCTTGTCTAAACTGTGTTTCATCTGCCTTTCTTTGTAAGTCCATAGCTCTTAAATCAACTTCTTGTTGTTTAATTCTTACAAGTGGGTCTGATTTTGCTTTATTTGCTTCCATTTCTCCTTTAACTAATTCTGTTGTTATCTCTGCAACAGCAGTTGCAACTGAATTATCGAAAGCTATTTGAAAAGATTGTGGGTCGTTTTGTTGTAAAGCAACTAAATTAGGATCCTGTGCAAACTGTTCTCTTACTTCTTTTCTTGCTTTGAAAGAAATATGATCAGAAACATGAGATTGCAATAAAGCGTATACCTGTGGGTTGATCTGAACCATTCTAGATTCCATAAAAGCAGTGTGTGCAGCTATATGTGCATCATGATCTTGGAATTCAAACACAGTTAATAGTTTCATTTGCAATGCTCTTGCATTTTCTTTCGCAGGATCTAATGGTTGAGGCTGTTTTTGAGGTGGTTTCAACAAAGTTTCAATTTGTTTAGTGCCTAAAGCTTCATAAACTCTTCTGTAAGCTTCGTGAATGTTGTGTAATTGTGGATTTGATGTAGCAATTTGTAATTGTGTTTGTGCTAAAGTCACTCTTTGTGCCATAGACATAATATTTGGGTCAGCTACAGGTAAAACATCTATTCTTTGATCAAAATCTGAAGCTTTTATTTGTCTTGGACCACCATAAACATCATATGGATACTCGGGTGGTAAATATTCTGAACAAATTCTTGCTAAAATTTTAAATTCCATACGCATTGCATAGTAACAACGCTTATGAACACCACTCATCACTCTAGAACCTCGTTCTAATAAAGCGATAGTTGTGCCCACAGCCCTGTTCTGCGTGTCATTACCTACTGCGGTATCGGTTATCGCAGCAAATTTTTGACCCGCTTGCACTACAAAACCTAAAAGATTGAATAAAGTTGTGCTTGGTTCTGAAAAAGGTAAATTAAAAAATTGATCTCGTATGTTCCCACCTGGTGCATCTACATCTCTAAACTCTCCAGGTTGTATTGGTTGGTCGTCATCCCTAACTCTGATACCTCTAGACTTAAATCCTGCTGGTAAATTCTTCAAAGTACCTGCATCAATCAATTGTCTTAGGGCAACAGTAGCAGCTCTTGATAGACCGCCTATTGTGTGTATCAAACCAAAACCATAAAAACCTAACCCTGGTAAAAATTTGTAATGAACAAAGTATTCTATTCTTGTGTAATTAGGATCATCAACTCTGTAGTTTCTATAGATAGATAAAACTTCTCCTGAACTTTCATCTATAGTTACAATGTATGGAATCTTAATTGCTTTTTTAGTTCTATTGTCAAAATTTTCATAATCATCTAAATTTAAATCAACATGCATTTCTAACATAGTGTGTATATAATCTGTGAATCCAGGTTTCACTCCATCAAGATCATCAATTTTTTGCTCAAGGTCTGATGTTTCTGATCTAGGTTGAGGAAGATCTACATCTCTGTAAAATCCTGCTGCCATTTTTTTATTTACATCATTCTCACTCATCTTTAAGACATGAGTAATTCTTCCTGCATCTTTTAAATCTGATGCATAGTATGGAACAACTAAATCTTCTGCTGGTACAAATTTTGAAACAGGTCTTTGTAAAAATTCATCATAATAAACTTTTTTAAATGTAGATCCTGATAGTGGTAAATAATATAACATTTGATCCATATCAGTTGTGTAGTCTTCCATCTTCTCCATAAGTAGATAGTTCATGTATTCTTTGACTCGATCAGCTTGTTGTTCGGTGTTCGGTGTACGGATACCTAGAACTTGTGTTCTAACTGGACCATCACTTGGTAATAATTCTTTGTATGCTGAGGCTTGGAAAGTCGTAGCACTTTCACTTAACAACGGATGGGTGACACCTGAAGCTCCTTTAAATGGTCTAGTCTGTTCATTGTATTTAACACCAAGAAGATCTAAACCTTTAGTATAACCTTCCTCCCATTCTTTTCTAGATTCTTTGTCTTTTTTGTATTCAGAAATTAACTCCATGCCTAATCGTTTAAGAGTTCTTTCGTCCATGTCTTCAGCTAAGTTTGCATTAAAGTCATCATTAACTGTTTCTTCTACAGTCTCTTCTCCTTCAATTTGAACTTCTGGTGGAAGACCTTCAGGTTGTTCCTGGATCTCTTCAACTTTAGTTTCTTCTTCGATATTTTCGGTAATTCCCTTTTCTACAGCCATAGTTTAATTTATCATAAGGTTTTAAATATATCCACTACTAAGCCACCCTCAGACTTATAAAGCTTCTGTGTGTACGCCATATTAGGTTTAACTTCAATAGCAAAAGCATCAAAATACAACCTCGGATCATTTTCAGGTATAAGTTTATATCCTTTCATCGGAGCATTAGACGCTGTTTCATGGTATTCACTTATAATTTTTTTACCACCTTTTGCTTCAGGATAAGTAAAATTATCTTTCATAACTTCTTTATATGGTTTCTTGGGATCAGATAAGGATAGTTTTACAGTGCCTGCTTTTGAATCATTGAACTTCGCAGCTTTCTTCATTAGTTGAGGCATCACAGCTTGGCCTTTTTTATCAATACCTTTACCGTTTGCATAACCATAGAATCTTTCATTGCCCGCTTTATAACCTTGTCTGAAGTGTAGTTTATTGAATGGCATAACAGCAACATAATCAAACTTTTCTTTAGCTGCTTTGTTCATTAAAAATTTAAGTGCATAATCTCCATAAGCATCAGCATCTAATAAAGGGAAATAATCAAATTTGTTTGTTGTGCCATAATCGGTTCCTCGTTTAAATGTATTGTTTATTTGTTTATTTACACTTCTTAAATCATCAGAAATTGCTCTTGATTTATTAAATTGATTTTTAGCTATGGCATCATCCATATCTTTTAATAGTTTTGTTCTTGAATTGACAAGTAGATCTAATTCAATGTCCTTTTGAAAAGGATTAATTCTTCTCTCACCTTTAAATGCTTCTTTAGCTGTAAGTTGTTTGGCAATACTTTGATTAGCATCAGATTGTATTTCATGAATGACCATAGCTTTTTTTCCATCAGGAGTTATTCTTGTGTCGTATCTCACATGAAATAAATTATTTTTAAGATCACCGTAATGACCCATGTTTGCCATAGATTTTGAATTACCTATTATAGGTTCATCAAGAACGAACACCGTTTCTCTGTAATTGTTACCGCCTTGAAAGGTATAGCTAGTTTCGTTTTGGTATTTAACAGGTCTTACATTACCACCACCTTTAGATATTCTAACAAGTTCATCAAGTCCACCCATTATGCCATTGATCTGAACCTTTTGATTTTGATTAAATGCCTCTTGTCCTCTTAAAGCAGCTAGATCACTTCTAACAGCAGTGTAATTTCTTTTAATACTGTTTTGGTCTCCGCTCTGTATTGCCCTTTTTAAACCTTCTAAATTTCTTTTAATAGTAGGAAAAATTCTTGCAGCGACTGGACTTGTTTTTGAAAGATCATCTATTTGACTTGTCACACCTTTTAAAATGGTATCTACTTTTGGTGAAGTAAATACACCACCAAACTCAACTGGTTTCAATCTGTTAACAGGATTCATCTTAATCATGTTACCAATATCTTGTGCAGATAATTTTAAACCAAATCGTTTAGCTGCACCTATGAGTCCACCAGTAATGTTTCCGAAGTCATCAAAGGTTGCAAGGTTAGTATCAAAAAGTTCTTCCTTATTTATGGTAGCTTCTTTACCAGCAAACCTAGATCCTTTATCGTAAGTAAATCTTTTGGGTCCTCTCTCTATTCGTGTAGAAGGTTTACCAAATACTTTGAAATTTACTTTTCTTGTAGAAGTTAAATGATCAATCCATTCATCGGCAGAGTATTTGCCTGGTCCTTTTCTCATAACCCAATCATAAGTAGATGAACCAAAAGCAGGTTGTCTTGTTTCACCCATCAATAGATCATCAGTTATTTTACGATCCACTTTGACAGGAAGCTGTGCGTCTTGTTTTGCTAATTGTTTTGCTGTTTGAGTTTTAGCTTCAGGTGTGTAAGTAATTAATTTTTGAGACTCTCCTGATACAGGGTCAGTCTTTTTTCTTTTGAGAAGTGAAGATATTCCCCGTTTGAAAAGTTCCTTGAGGGCCATTAACCCTCCTAGTACATTTTAGTAGGTTTGTTTCTACCAAGTTTGCATTTTACTTTTATAGACTTACCTGTTTTATAACCAACTGGGTTTGGTCTCATCATCATGCCACCACCCATTTTTTTCTGAG